ATTTGACTCACCGCTTGCCTCGTCAACCATAAGGTAGACACCGTCAACAAATACAATATCTGGTTTGATCTTCTCAATCTTTGCAGCCAAACCAGTAACTGTCATTGCAGAGGTACTATCTGTCAGGTAAAACTTCTGCATTGTTTCCATGCGCTCTAGGGTTGCTTTATATCTTTTCTCTTCGTCTAAGTTTAGATTTCCTCGTACCAAACGAGAGTGTGCAATCTTGGCACGCATAGCATCGTGACGATGTTGCTGCTCAATATTGCTCATCTCAAAAGACTGGAACATTGGAACGTGCCCGTCCTCGTGTACGTTAACCGCAATCTGCATAGCAAGGACTGACTTACCAGTCTTAGGTGGTGCAATGATTGTAATCAACTGGCCATTCTGTAAACCGGCAGTAGCCTCGTCAATAGTTCTAAACCCTGTGCGGTACCCAAGCAAAGCACCATCACGAGTTTTAATATCTAAGTATTCTTGGTAACGCTTGTCGGGATCCTTAGTAAGATCAACGTCGCTAGATTGGGTAGCACCCTCATCATAGATAGTTGCAATGCCGGAACTCATCTCTGCAATCGCACCGTCGTGATTTCCCGAAGCAATAAGCTCGGCGGCAGACTGAACTACTTCGATAGCTTTCTGACGTCTACGGTACTCTACTAGTTGATCTACCAGGTAGTCTAACGAATCTTCTACAGCAAGCAAACGGTATGTAGGAAAGTTATCCTTAACAGTTACTGCACTAGGGATCTCTTGGTAGCGAGTCCAGTGGGTACGAATAAACTTCCAGACAGCACGGTTCTCATCAACAAAGAACCAACTATCGTCTACGCCCTTTTCTAAGGCAGGGATAATTTCCCGAGTCCTTACGACCCGAGATATTAATCTCTCTTCATTATCTGCTGCCACCGGCTGCCCCCATATCTAAATACCAATGCCCATAACGTAACGAACGTGCGGGTATATCAATAACATGCTTTAGCTCTGGCCTGTAAGCTAACTCTGCAACAAGATCTGCAGGAACTCTATAAGCCTTTGCATAGTTAAACGGATTAGTTCCAAGATTATCTAAATCTTCTAGAACCTCGTCCATTTCTTTTTGAGAAAATCCGTACCCTACTAATTCTAGAGTGTAGGAGTGGGTTTCTGCAAATCGCCAGAATAAAGATAACGACTGTCTATTGTACGTAGTTTCTTCACCACTGACCGCCACACCAAATACCTTTTTAAAGGTGGGCCTGCGATCAAGGATACAGTCCAAAGTAACCACAACCCGCATAGGAGTTTCATTTGATATATCGCCCCCACGCATTTCTACAGTACTTCGATCTTGCCATACTTCAATAGGAAATCCCTAAACATAACGGGATCTAAACTTGCTAACGCTGCGTCAGTTTCTGGAGCCTTGTTAGAAATCTCTACTGGATATACTCCAGAGTTGTTCTTCATCTTTTCCGAAACATAACGTGTGTGCTTACACATGCTGCGGGTATTAAACCCTTCGCAATTACAGCGTAGCTTCTTATTGTCAATGTTGATCCAAACCTCATGTGGTCCAGAGTCAGACAAAAATAATTGCGTAACTTGCCATGTACTCATAGTAGTTTCCTTCATCCTCGTCTGTCCCCCTGTGGCGCTTCTACTTCGATTGGTATGAACGCTTCCATAGCAAAGCTTCCCATAGGTGAACCATAAACACTTCCCCAATTTTCAAGAGGAACGTTTGTAGTTACAATCGTTGGAAGCCCTGCGTTAAATCTTGAACGTAGTAGTGCATCAAATGTGTTCTCTGCCCAACCTGATGCGGTTCTATATTCCTTGCCAATATCATCTAGAACAAAAACTCTTACATTATTCATTCTATCCGAGTCACCATATATGCCGTCAAGTAGGATTTGAGTTGCCTCATCCTCGTCAGAGAACTGGGACTTCTGAAGCCTCAAAAGCTTTGGATAGTCCATAAACCCGCCTATGCGTTTTGGGAAGCCTCCAGGGATCCCTAAGACGTCTGCTGGAATACCCCTGATAAGGCTCTGCAGGGCCGTAGAAGCCATTGTAGTCTTGCCGTGACCTGGATTACCCACCAGCATAATTCCGAGCCCGCAGGACGGAGATCCAGCCTTTTGGATGATCTCCCCATTGACCACTCGAGCCACCCATTTCTTAACTGCTTCTAGGGCGGGTGTGGGATCCAAATCAGAAAATTCTTTCCCAATGGTTTTCATTGGGAGACCAGCCTGTACGATCTGCTTCCGAATGCTTGGTGCTTCTTTAGACAAGTCGTACATTATTCTCCCTCTAGTAGTCGCATCATCTTTTCTTGATGTGCTTTGAACTTATCAGTTGAGTACGTTGGTTGATCTGGCTTCTTAACAATTCCCTGGATCGTTGGGTAGTATGAAAAGAATCGTTGCCATAGTGGCTTGCCGATACCAAGGTCGTTTAGATTACGTGGATCCGCAAAGAACATACGCATAGCTTTTAGGACTTCATATCGTTGTGTTCCTTCACCAACCTGCTTGTTAATCCAAGTCGCTAGGTACTTGTTGTTAACTTGGCTGGAAGTGTTTGGTGCAGCCTTTTCAACTAGGTCGTAAAACTCTGCGATCAAGTCTGTGGTAGACCAAAGCTCTTCTGGAGTATTGATTCTATCCTTGCTGTCACGCTGAGCCTTTACTGGCCTCTTGTACTTTGCGTTGAGTCGAGCCTGGCGATCTTCGATCTTACCGATAGTTCCGGTGGCAGGTTCTTCCTGGCCTCGCTTTACCTTAGGAGCTTCTTCATCTCCATCAAGATTCCAAACCATCTCTTCTCCTTCTTGGGGCGCAGCCCCTATAGTTAAAGATACGTTAGTATCTTTAACTATATTAGTACTAGTAGTTATATCACTAGTAGCTATATAGTTGTCTATGTATAGGTGCCCTGAAAAGCCGTTGTCGGTAGAAAACAGCTTTTTAGCCTCTTCTGTGAATTTTAGACGGGCAATCCATTGCCCATTGTTCTGTACTCGGACAGACTTAACGTACTTGAGATCTTTCAATTCATTGATGGCAGACTGAAGCGCATCCCTACCTTCAGGGAATTCTTTGGTGCTTCGTAATTCGTCAGCCGAAATAACCCGACCCTTTTCAACAAAGTAATAGAAAAGTGATCTGGCCCGTAAAGATAATTTTGGGTTAACAATTGGTCTTAGCATATAACCCTCCCTCTTTATATATACTACAGCCTATCCACCCTGTTTGGCAAACCGCGAGCTTGTCGTGGTGATATGCCGGTTAAGACTTGCTCTGTAGCAAGCGAAAGGGTGAGGCTTACAAATGTAGACGCTAGCGTGTATACGGCTAGATATAGTAAGGGTGTGCTTAGATTCAGGCATGCAAGTAAGCTAACTATTAAAGCTAATAGTCCTCGCCACTTACCCAGTGGTTTGATTAAACTCTCCACAGCTGTTAAGATACACGCTGTAGCTAACCCCGCAATTATTACTATGCCCATAGATCTATTCTATTCTCTAAATACAACTCTGTCAATGTCGAAAGCTTGACCTGCTATAGAAGTAGTTGGACTAAAAGTAATTCTAACAATTGCATAGGCTGCCCCAGTTATAGAGCTAACCGGGAATGAGTTTCCAATGTAAGCCCAACGGTCTGTATGAGATATGGTTGCAGCCTGAGTTCTAGCAGCAGTTGTAATAACTGTATTTGGTGCAGGAGGTGTAGTGTCTGTTCCCGCATCCATAGAGTTGGTAGTTTTATTTCCAGTTATGTTATCTTGATATACAACGATTACGTTATCATTAAGATCATAGTAGTCAACTACTAATGAGTAGCTACCAAGTGAATTAGAATTGACTGGCCTAATTGCAATTGAAGCATAGTATCCAGCGTCTGGATTTAAATAAATCTTTCCAGTTTTAATACCAAAAGGTATAGCAGAACTTGAACCTGCTGTTGTAACTCGGCAGTATCCTTGACCGTGAGTTACATTATCTGCAAACAAAGTTCCCCCAGCAATTTTTCTTACTAGAGTTGAGTTAACTGCTTCCCAACCTAAAAGGCTAACCTCAAAAGAAGATGCAGGAATTTTTGCTCCAGGAAGATCTTCATATATTGCGGAGTTAATTCCTGGGTTAATGCCCCAAGTAGCTCCGACAGGCATGTAGTTACCTAGCGTGTCGTACAAACGACTGATCTTTGTATCATAGTTGGAGAAGTAACTACTCTTTCCACCACCAATGCTTTGCACCTTACTTGCCCAAATAGTTTTGCCGGATGTAACGGGATTAGGAATAGCAAAAGTTGTGCCTAAAGTAATATCTAAATACTGGCTTACTACTCGACCGTAGTCTGCCTGCACTCCGTCAATATGGAAGTAAGTAGATGTAGACCCTGAAGTATTAGCGACAGATACTGTAAAAGGAACAGTAGTTTGCCCAGCAGATAGCTGAACTGTAGTGTGAATTCTTTTCCACCCGTTAGCCTCAGCAGCAGATATTGTAAATGTGTTAGTGCCTAAAGTATAGGTAGCCTCTGCTTTACGTACGTACATAGAAACAGTAAAATCTTCTCCACCAATAGCTGCTAAACCTAGGTGGGCGATACCAGATAAAGAAC